TCACTTATCGTTTATTTCACTAAAGATTTTTTTGATATTCTCATTATCTTTTTCTTCAAGTTCTTTTAGGATATGAGAATATACTGACATCGTCACGTTCAAGCTACTATGACCGAGCCTTTTAGAAACATATAAGATATTTATTCCTTTATAAAGCATTGTAGAGGCATGAGTATGTCTTAATCCATGACAAGTAATTGTTTTTTCAAATCCAAGTTTTTTACACATATTTCTCAGTTGTTTATTGAGTGAATTATTAGTTATCAATCCATTCTTAATGTTGTAGAATACAAAAGGGTGTTCTGGCTTAATTTCGAGCCGTTTTAAGAGCTTTTCTTGCTGTTCCTTATAAAATTTTTATCATGACTTGCAAAGTAGAGCTGTCAACGGCTAAAAAACGTACAGATTGGTCATTCTTAGTTGGTGCAAAATTATTTTTATAAATATCCCAAGTTCTTTTTACGTATATCTGTCCTTTTTCAAAATCCACATTATCCCATGTCAGTCCCAAAAGCTCACTAAATCGCATACCAGTCATGGCAGCAATGTATATCATGAACGATGAGGAGTAAATAGGATTTATTTTTTCTTTAGCAAATGCAATTAATTTTATAAAATCTTGAAAATCTAAATATTTTAGTTCGGCACTTTTGGTGCCTTTACCACCTTTTGAGATAGCTCCTTTTGTAAAATCATTTTTTATAATAAAATCATCAAGTAGATTTTCTAAACTTGCCCTTACATGAACATTGATTTGTTTTACAGATGAATCGGAATGTCCCTCGGCAAATTCATTTAACATCTCTTGATATTTTACACGGTTCATTGTTTTAATCGTTGCTGTTGAGAAGTGCTTTTTTAGAACAGATAGTGTGTATAAATACTTTCTGTAAGTTCCGTCTGATACTTTACCTTTTTTGAATATTTCTATCCATTGTTTAAAGTGGTCAGTGAGTAAAATATCCTGACTAACAGTATAGAAGCCTTTAGCAAGGTTAGCTTCAATTTCACCAGCTTCTGAAATCGCATCGGCCTTCTTGGGAAAACCGCTCTTTCTAAGTTTTTTATATTTTCCGTCAGCATCTTTATAAGATATTTCATACTGCCATACTTTACCACGCTTAATATATCTTGCCATATTTGTTTATCCTTTCTAAAAATGCCCACCTAATCAAAGGATGGGCTTTTTTTATAAATCAAGTTCTACTTTGACGGCTTGACCGATTACAGCTGCTGGATTGTCTTGTGTAGCAAATTGGTCTTTAAATTCTTTGTTGATTGACACAAGTCTCAAGCAATCTATTTCGTGATAAACTTTTTTTAATGTTGCCTGACAATCATCATGGAAAAGAACAGCTCCAATAGTACCGTCGGTCACATCAGGAACAGCTTCAATTAAAACATAAGAACCAAACGGAATCTTTGGTTCCATGCTATGCCCATCAACCATTAACCAATAATAATCACGAGCAGAAGATAAGAAGTGCGCAGGGACTGGTCTTGTACCGTCGAAGTTTTCTACTGCATCAAGAGGAAGTCCGGCCGCTATTCTACCAAGAATAGGAACATCTACCATGTCTTCATCAGGTTCATATTCCATAGTGTTTGTAGGCATAGTGAAGTTTTCTAAAATCTTTCTACTTATATATGGTGGCAAATCATCAGGTATTTTATTAATCGGAATCACTTTAGATTCCTTTTTCTTTTCTTGGTTTTGCTCATCTAATTGATTGCTTGCAGTGTTAAGAACTATTTTTTGACGTGGTTCTTCAAGCTGTGAACTGATTTTATTTATTTCAGATAGAGTTGTAGAAAGGTCAGAAGCACCATACATTAATGTATCAGGATCAGTATTAAATAGATTGACCATTTTATCAAAATCTTCAACCATGGGACTTCTAACCCCTTTTATCCATTTAGAAATAGCTGACTCAGATTTTCCTAGCTTTTCGCCAAACTCTTTCATTGTCCAACCATTCTCTTTTCTGAAATAATCTATCATTTCAGGTAGTCGTATTTTTTTCATACACTAATTATAGTACAAACAACAAAACTTGTCAATTTGGAAAGTTTTAACTTGACAAATTGGACAGTTAAGGTTATAATTAAGTCATAAAGTCAAACAAGCGAACAATCATGGAGCATTCAGTACGGCAGACGTAACGGGCTCAAATGACGGTACACGACGTATCCACCGCGACGTAAGTAGCAAGTTTGGCAAATAAAAAGCCCTTGCAGGCAAATGGAGGTTCTAATGGAACAAGTAGTTACGCATTACAGAGAAACTATTCAGCAGCATAGTGTTGAGTGGTACAAAAAACAACTGTTAAAAGATTTTTCTGTTCAATTTATCAAAGACTCTTTATTACCTCAGTTATTTGAATGGTCAAATGCTTATAAAGCAGCAGTTGAACTGACAAAATAAAAAGCCCCAAAGGGGCGGAAAGGACTAGAATGTATTATCAAATATCAATCATTATTCTTTTCTCAATCATAACAGGACTTTTATCGTACATTGCTTCAAGTTATTACGCTGATAAGCAATCGAAGAAAATGAGCAAGTTAATTGAAGAAAAATTCAAAGAAACAGAAAAAAGGATTAAAGACAATTAACCAAATGGGTTTTTCATTTTCGCGATTTGCTGAGGGGTTTTTCCTTTAAACGCTTTGCCTAAGATGTCTTTGGCAATATCAGTTCCTATATTTGCTACTTGACTATCATATTCAGACTTAGCTTGGAGTTCATACTGTAATTTAAGCATTTCTACTTCATGTTTATGTTTAGTTTCTATCTCTGTCAATCGTTGTTCAAGTTCTCTATTTTTGAGTTCAAGCTCTTCAGATTTCGCCTGATATTCTTTCTTGGTTTTATAAGTGGAACCAAGATATGCAAGAAGTCCAGTAATTATAGCTGGAATAAATGAAATGAGTAAAGTCGTCATAAAAATTTCTCCGTTTTCTTTCAATTATATCATTTCTTAGCGGAGATATAAATTAGAGAAATGATATTAAAAATACACACACAGAAAGGAGCCAGTATGGCAGAGAAAAAAACTTATGAGCCACTAGATGACTTATTAGACTCTTCAGGACTGAAGTATAAAGTTATCGCAAAAAAAATTAACGTTCCCTATACAACATTTTATAAGTGGCGTATCAACCCATCTAGAATAGATGCTGTTTCAGCAGCGAACATTGCAGAGGTTATTGGAGTAGATTTAACCGATGTTATTTTCGTGCTGAAAAATTTTAATCAAAAACTTGACAAATTGGCTAGTTAGAAAGGATTCAAAAATGAACGAATTAATAAAAATTTTGTCAAAAGAAAATGATGAACAAGAAGTAACGGTTAAATCTTCGCTTATCGAAGCAAATGAATTAATTAAAGCGGTCTTCTCGGATTATGGAATTCAAAATGAAGACGGAGAACATTAAATGACCGAAGAAAAACCAAGATTTAGTTTTTCTGATATTAGAACTTTTCAGGAATGTCCTTTTAGATTAAGGGAAAGAAAAGCAAAAAGGTACGCTGAATCTCCTACAGAAGCCATGCTAGTTGGCCTTTATGCTCATGCAATGCTTGAGGGAGATAAAAGTACTGATGACTTTGTTCAAGAGCACTCTGTGGATATGATGGGCAATCTAGGCAAGAAGAATCAAGCTATTAAAAAAGTTTTTAAAGATATTGTGATGGCAGTCAATGAAGTGAAAAAAACTGAAACTTATCAGTCTTTCGATACTTTACATACTCATAAAGAACTTTACATCAGAGCAGATTATGATGATTTTGTGATTAGTGGAAGAATTGATGTCTTAAGGTTTGACCACGAAAATAAGATCATTGAAATAATTGACTGGAAAACGGCCGCAAGTTTTGAAGATGTGTTTGATAAAAATATCAGAGCTTATTTGGAATGGTACAGCCATTATAGAGAACAACTAGCTTTATACGCATGGTTAGTTGCTCAAGAATTCTCTGATTATACGAAACTAGATTATACAGTGGTAGGAAAAATTGTAGGTTTTACCAAGAAACTTCCAGTAAACATTAAGACGATTACGATGGATTTTGGAAAACTTGCTGATATTTCGGATAAAATTCTTGTTCAAACTGTGTTATCTGAGTTGGATAACATCGCTCATAATATTGAGCATGAGGGAATGGATGGATACTTTTGTCATAATTGCGACTGCTGTATCCAAAACAAAAAATACGAAGAATTAGAGGTAGAAGTATGGTAATGCAAATTAAACCCGGTGGAGCAAGGAGCCCTAAGTTAAATAGAATTTTAATTTCAGGCGGAGGGGGTTCCGGTAAAACAACTTTAGCTGCTAAGTTTGCAACGAGTCCAGACCGTGCGTTATTCATAAGTACGGATGGAAATGCAAGCCGACAAGGATATCGTGCTATAGATTTTGAATTTCCTAATACTGCTGAACAAATTATTTCTAATTTCATTCAGGCATTAAACTTAGCTGAACAAGATACTAAAAATTGGGATGTTTTAGTGATTGACTTGATTGAAGATTTTGACGAACGAGCACAAACATTACTCAGAAGTGATATTGGTTCTAGGCAAGCGATGCGTGCTTGGGGTAAAATAAATGCTTTGTACAAAGATATGCAAAGTTTAATGATGAGTAAATTCAGAGATAAAACAATTGTTTTACTTAGCAGAGATATTGAAGAAGTTGACCAAAAAACAGGGGAAATAACAGGATATAAACCTGCATTACGCAAAGCATTGAAAAACCTTGTTTTAAAAGACCAAGATGTTGAAATTAGATCTTACTTTGATAAGAATAACAAGCGTCAATTTGACATTTCTAATCTTCGTTATGAAGAAATGAAGAGTTCGCTGCAAAAGATAATTAATAAACCTTTAGAGCTTCCTCATGATTCAGAGCAAGAAGAAAAAGCTAATAAATTAAAAGCACAATATGATAAAGCTTTTGCGGCTGCAGCATCTCATAATGCGAGTGATAAAGATATTGAGTATTGGAAAAATATGGAACCGTCAGAAGCGATTATGTCTATTGCCGATTGGATTCGAATTAAAAAATCCGCTCAGACAGTCGTTGATGAAGAAGAACCAATTATGGATGAATTATTTCTAGTAGGTCAAAACTAAACCTATGAGCAAACTGCAGTCCTCACTAATCCTGAGCAGTAGAATTAGAAATAATTCAACTTTAAGCAAAACCATCTTGGGCGGTGGTTTCGTATTTAGTCAAAGCTGGAGGGTGGCGGAACGAGCCGTAAAGTCAATGAGTATTTAGTGTTTACACATAACCACTCATCGCCAGCTTTTAATTTTAAATAAAAAAATAGATATAAATATAGAAGAAAGGAGATCGAATGGTTGAAATTAGTTGGATTAAATTGAGCGTTAATATTTTTGATGATGAAAAAATGAAATTGATTGATGAGATGCCAGAAAATGATGCGATCTTTAGAATATGGGTTTACTTGCTTAGTTTGGCGGGAAAAACAAATGATTCTGGGCTTGTCTATTTAAGTAATCATATTCCATATACTGATGAAATGATTTCTGCTTTGTGTAATAGGCCTGTTTCTACTGTAAGATTGGCTCTTAAAACATTCAGAGATTTTGGTTTAATCGAAATTTACAATGATAATCTCATTAGTATAAGTAACTGGGAAAAGCATCAAAATATTGATGGAATGGATAAAATTCGAGAGCAGAATAGGATAAGAAAGCAGGCACAGCGCGAAAGGCAAGCTTTGTTAAGTGGTCACGTGACGTCACGTGACAGTCACGCAACAGAAGAAGATAAGAATAAGAGTAAGAATAAGAAAAAGAATAATAATACTATGTCAGATAAATCTGACGATGTTATTCCATATTCTGAAATTATTTCTTACTTGAATGAAAAAACAGGGCGAAGTTTTAGAACTACTGAAGCTCACAAACGTTTTATCAAAGCGAGGTGGAATGAGGATTATAAACTAGATGACTTTAAGAAGGTCGTTGATAATAAAGTTGCTGACTGGACAGGCAAAACAATAAATGGTCAACCAGCAGAAAAATACTTACAACCTTCAACGTTGTTCGGAACGAAGTTTGATAATTACCTTAATCAGACACCAATGCGCCAAGAACAAGCACAGCCTTATGATGATCTTGGATTGCCATTTTAGGAGGAAAAAATGGAAAGTATCGGAGATGTTATTGGAAAATTTGTTGATATGAATAAATTTAATGCAATGACTGATAAAGTTATCGCT